CCAGCCCGAGGGCACAACTGGGCTTGCGCGACGTCTTAACCCGTATGTCTTCTATTGTGCAGCGAGGTGGGACTACTCAGTCACGCCAAAAACATCGCTGCTTGAGGATGTTGCGCTGGTGCGCGCAACAAAGACGGGATTGGCTATGAAAGCCTTCCCTGCCGACTGGGGGCCGAACGAGAAGACTGGGCGGGTGGCGGATTTGTCGCCGTCCCTGATGGAAGCTCTGCAACTTGAGACCGACGACGAAGTTGAAATTCTGTTCCCGTACAGGGAGGATTAAGGTTGATGGAAATCGCCGTGATATTTTTTAGCGGCGGCAACATATGCGTCATGGGCTTCTTCAGCCGTGTCGAATACGCCGAGATGAATTTGTTTACCGATGCTTGCGATGCTGGATTTCCATCGGCCTCGATAAGGATAAACGCCCTTTAAGCCGGTATTCTTTCGGCGCTTTGGTGCGTTTGACGAGTTTTGTGCGTGTGTGGCTGGCCGCAGATTGGCGATGCGGTTATTGGATCTGTTATTATCGATGTGATCGATTTCATCTGGCAAGTAGCCAAAGACGTGCAACCATGCCAAACGATGAGCGTAATACTTTTTGTAGTCTACAATTATGCGTATGTAGCCGTTTTTGTTGTCAGTGCCTGGAATGTCGCCTTTACGAAATCGGCCGCGGTAGCCGATTGCAATGCGTCTTGTAAATAAGCCCGTGTCGGGATCGTAGTCGAAAAGCTCACGCACACGTTCTACGGTTATCATTCAGGAGGCTCCCATGGCTTCAATGGCAATTCAAGTTTTGTGGTTTTTGATCGGCTTGATCTGCCTCGCGGGCGTGGTGTACCTCGCGATTTGGGTCATCGAGCAGTTCATTTCTCCGATCCCAGGGAAAATCAAACAAGGTGTTTGGGTCATCATCCTGTTACTCGCTCTCATTGCACTTATCAGCGTATTGGTAGGTGGCAGTACCTTTCGATTTCCAGCAATCGGAAGGTGAGCCATTGCCGCCGGCCGAGCCGTTTAAGCCTGGGATCTGTCGCGGCTGTTAAGTAATTCGGCGCCACAGCGCCGTCCGAGGCCCTTGTCAGGGGCAACTACCAGGAAGCCGCGTCGTCCTCTCCAGGGGGCGGCGCGGTTTTTTTCTTTTGGGTGCCCCGCAGCCGGTTCGTTGGGCGTTCAGGCTGCGGGGCTTCTTCCGAAAGGTCAGGAAAGGGGACACTCACCCGACACCGTCGAAACACTCACTCACTTGAGGCGGCGAAGCCGGATCAGCCGTTCGTTTTCTGTCTCGGTCATTGCACGGTCCACGTTGGCAACAAACTCTGCATCCCTTTTTCTCCTCGGTCAGGATCTGTTCAGCGCGGCCATGCCACGGGCTGTCGGGCGCATACCCTCCTTGAATTGTCGGCGCCGCAGATATCCACGGTCCCGCAGGCTCCGGGCTACAGGTCTCAAGTGCGGCTTTAGCCACAGGTATGGGTATCCCGGCAGGACAAGGCCGGCGGACCACAGCACAAGCTTTTCAGCCCTGGTCACTGGCGATCCCCTTTCGACAATGCCGTCATTTGTCCTGCTCCGGTGTGAGTGCGGTGCGGGCGATGCGTTGAAGGGCGACCACCCACGCATTGTTATCTGTCGGGGCTTCGTCGCATTCGGCCAGCATTTCCCGCAGCGCCGCCTCCAGCACCTCGATGCGTTCCTCGGTCCCACTCATGGCGTGGTCATCCTTTCTATCGTTCTCGAATTGTTGATCTGATGGTGCGCCGAGGATGCGGGCGCGGAGGGCGGCGCGGGCAACACGACCCCCATTCGACAATGCCGCACGAGCTATGGCGCGCATCTTCTGGATGACTTCGTAATCCGTGTCCGGCTCGTCCAGGGTTGCCGGCGGGTCTTCGGTCAGGCTTTCCAGCGCCGCCTCCAGCGCCTCGATGCGGTCGTTAGCTTCTTCCAACCGTCGTCCAAGTTCGATGTTATCGCGCTCGGCTGCTGTAAGATCGCTCATGCTTTGCTCCCGATCAGCTTGCTCACCAGCTTGCCGCGCGACGTCACCCCGAGGCGGGCGAATATCTCGTACAGATGAACCTTCACCGTGCCGGCCGCAATGTCGAGTTCGCGGGCGATTTCCTTGTTGCTCATGCCCTGCTTCAGCAGTTCGACGATTTGCTGTTGGCGTGTAGTCAGGTTAGTCACTTTTTGGCCCGCCTGAATGTTCTCAATGGGTTACGTTCGGGTTTTTTGAGGTAATTAGTCAGTCCAACCGTTTGATGCGATTGAGCTACTTGGTAACACGGCGTTAAGATTGCCGAAAAATTAACGAATTAGCTCAAGTGCTTGCAATCACGATTAGTCACTTTCCCGAATTGTGTGTCACTTCATGGCATCTTGCGCCAGGCGCCGCTGCTCGGCTGCGTCGGTGTAGCGCTCGATCTCGCGCAGCGACTTGTGGCCGGACACCGCGGCAATCTGTCGGGTGGTCTTGCCGGCCTCGGCGAGGCGCCGCAGGGCGGCCTTGCGCAGGCCGTGGCTGACACATTTGGCGGGCAGGTCAGCCGCGGCGATCGCGTCTGCCATGAACCGCGTCAGACCGGCGCGAGTTAATGGGCGGCCATCCTCCCTGCCGACAAGCGACAGTCCCTTTGTCGGGTACGCCCTCATGGCGCGCGCCAGCCGATCGGTAACCGGCAGGTGCAGCTCGGCGCCGGTCTTCTGTTGCACGACGTGCAATTCCCCGCCCACAATGTCCGCTCTGGTCATCCCGGCGACGTCGCCGACGCGCTGGGCCGTCTCCAGCAACAGCTCGTAGGCAAGCCTTTGGCGCGTCCCCAGCGGCCATCTGGCCTCGAACGTCTTTAGCTCACCTTCGGTCCATGTGTGGTGCGTTCCGGTCTTGAAGTGGTCAATACCCAGAACGGGGTTGGCGTCGACCCATCCGGCCTTGACAGCGTATTTGTAGACTGCCTGCAGCACTCGCTTGGTGAGGTTTGCCATGGCCGGGCGTCTCTCGCCGATGTCGGCGATCAGCTTTGCTGCCTGCTTGTGGGTGATGCCTGCTGTGCGATGGCCGTGGGCCGCAGCCAGCGGCTCCAGGGCGGCGCGGTAGGTCTGCCGGCTGGATGCCTTCAGGTTTCGGAATGGCCGCGAGGCGTAGTATTCGGTAATGAGCAGGCCGAGGCTTCCGGCAATCTTGATCGTTGGCGCCGGCTTGTCGCCGAGCAGCGTCTGGTAGGCGGTCATGAATTCCGGAGATCCGACGTCGCCAGGCAGTGGCTTGCGAATGGCGCCGCGGCGAAAATACCGGCGGATACTGCCAGCGCGGTCGCGATACTCGTTGATGTATCTGAGCTTAAGCAAGGTCATCCCATGAGGCTGCTAGGGTGGCCTTGCGGCTGTCCATGGCGGGAGGGGTGTTTTCACCGCTATCCACCGTGATTGATCCGTCAGGAGCGATCGTCACCGCGCGCACGCGCAGGCCGGCGCTTTCAGCGGCTTTCACCGCGCGGCGCACCTGAGCCTGCGTGAATGTGACGGCGCGGGTCATGACAACTCATACTCCCGCTGGAAATCTTCGTCGGTCATCCATTCCGGATCGCGGTCGTCGAGGTCGCGGATCAGCCAGTCGCCGGGCTCGACGCGCTGCTTGCCGCTGCGGCGGACCAGATAAAGGCCGTCAGCGTGTCGCTCAGTGCAGTCCAGTACCCATCCAGGCATCAGACCGACGTCGTACTGCCAGACCTCTCGCGTTGCGAGTTTGAGGCGGGCTGTTGTCATAGCTTGCTCACCATCTCGATGCGGCGGCCTATCCAGCGCATGCAGTTGACCGCCATGCTGTTGCCCAGCGCCTTGTAGCGCGGGCCGTCCGCGGCGGGCTTGCCGCGCGACGGGACCAGCGTGTAGTCGTCGGGAAAGCCCTGCAGGCGCTCGCACTCGCGAGGCGTCAGGCGGCGGACGGCCCAGCTCTGCCCATTATGCGATGCAAGGGGCGGAATTTGCGTTAGCGTGCCGCCCTCGCTTGCGCCGAGCGTTGGATAAACATCCAATCCTTGGATTGCGATACACGGCCGCATGTCGCTGGTTGCGCCGGCGTCTGCCCCAGTCAAGGCCAGGGCGACATCCTCCGAATACCCGCGACCATTCCGGCCTATGCGGGGCTGGAAGGCAACGGCTTGCGGAATGAGGCCCTTTTCATCGCGGTAACCAGAGTGGGCGTCACCATTGCTAGTCAGGGTGTCAGCTACGTCCAGCACTACCGGCACCAGCGGTGTCCCGCGCCCCGTGCCGTCCTCGCTGGCGTCGAAGCCATCGGCGCGCAGGGCGTGGGCGACCAGCGTCTCGGTCTCGTAGTCCTGCCGGCCCATGCCGCCGGCGTTGAGGCAGTGCGAGATCGATGGGACTAGCCCGCCATCGCAGTCGAAGTCGGTTCCGAGCCCACCACCGCCTGTAGGGCGCGCGCTAATTGTGGGGGCAACTCTTTCCCCCGCTTGTCGGCACGGCGCAGTATTCCCCTGCAGGCTTTCGCGCTCAAATAATACTGCTGCGGCACGTCGCCAGTCTCCAAGATGTCCGACAACGAACACACGCCTTCGTCGTTGAGGGACAGCCCGTCCAAACCCGTCCACTCGCACATATTGCGCATCGAGAACCCGGTAACTCCACCCATACCCGAGCTGCCCCAGTCCCCCGAGGAAGGCACCAAAATCCCGTCCTCCGTCACTCGACAAGACGCCGGGCACATTCTCCCAGAGAAGCCACTCGGGACGATACCGGTCAGCGATTGCAAGGAAGGTGAGGCAGAGGTTTCCACGAGGGTCAGCAAGTCCCTTTCGAAGTCCTGCGACCGAGAACGACTGGCATGGTGTTCCTCCAACGAGAACATCGATAGCTGCATCGGGCCAATCCTTGAATTTTGTCATGTCGCCGAAATTGGGGACAGACGGATAATGATAAGCCAGAACGGCTGACGGGAATTTCTCGATCTCGGCGAACGCGACAGGCTCCCAGCCCAGCGGGTGCCAGGCCACGGCCGCCGCTTCTATGCCGGAACAGACGGAGAGATATTTCACTGCACCGCCCTGATTTGCGCTCGCCGCGACTTGATCAGCTTCAGGATCAGCTCGGTGCGCTTGATGATCCACTTCAGATCCTCCTCCTCCGCGGCGACTTCTTCGTATGTCGACTCGACCAGCGTCATGCAGGCGATGGCGTCGAGCGCGTCGATGATCGAGTTGATGGCCTGGCCTACGGGTTCGCGGTCTGGGGGCGTCATCAGGCCAAATCCCTTAATCTGTCATTGATCTCCGCCAGGAACCTGTCGCGGTTATATTGCGGGCTTTCCTGCGCTGTCGTGACGAACAGTCCGAACAACGCGCCCATGACGTTCCCGGTCGTCAACTGGCCGTCACACCGGCGGCTGAATTCATCGATGGTGTCGAGTAAGGCGTTGCCGAGATCCTGCACAATTGGCTCGTCAGCAGTCTCTGTCATAGTCGCTCCATTTCTGCAGCTCTCCCAAACCCGACGAGGCCGAAGCCCCGCCGGGCAAAGTTGTTTTCAGTAGCACCAGGTATTGCAGGTGCGGGTGTTGCCGAAGCCGGTGCATGTCGTGGTGCAATTGGTGCCGGCATTGGCGGGGACCGCGGTGGCAAGACCGGCGGCGAAGGCGAGCAGCAAAACAATCTTCTTCATGTGAAACATTCCTTTGTTGTCAGGGATCATTCCCACTGCCCCAAGCCCGGTAGCCTTTCGGCGCCGGGCATGAGAACATTTTTCTTCCGTTACAGATCCATACGCGCATCTCGGCGATAGTCGGCTCGCTGCTCGGCGGCGTCCTCGCGATCGCTGGCGATCTGTTCGTTGACGGCGTTGTCAACTTTATCCTTCCACTGGATCTCAAGCCGCTCGGCGATAATGAAGATCAGATCCGGCGCCCTGACGTAGATCCACGGGCGTTTGCCAGCAGCGCGTTCTTCCGGCGTCAGGGTCTGGTATCCCTCGACATAGATGCCGTCGATTTCCCAGTTCCCGTTGCGATCGTATTTGATGCCGGCCATGCCGTTGATCAGCGCGGCCGGGATGCCGTTGTGGATGACGAGCGGAAGCTCCTCGAATTCAAAGTCCAGAATATTGCTCATTGAATTGGTCCCCTGAGTTCAGTGATCAAAAGCGCATAGATGGCGATGAGGCAGGCAACGGTGATGGTTCCGGCGAGCACTGCGGTGAGGTCGATCATGCCAGCACCAGCAGGACGGCGAGGGAGGTGCCGGCGATTGCCGCCAGCAGCCCGACGACGAGGCCGAGTTC